GCTACGTCTGATAAGGATAGTTCCTTAATTAACTTCTTAGGAATGTCTGATAGTGCTGCTATTGTTTCTGTAGCTTCTTCAGTCTTTGTACCTGTTTCAAAGTCAATAAGTTGTAGCCAAGTAGACAGAGTAACATCTGACCAACTATTAATTAGCTTGAACTCTTTTACTTTGCCTTCTTTTTTAATCTTTACTTTCATACACTATATAATAGAAATTTATTGTTTTTAGTTTACTGCACAAAATACCTACCTGCGTTTGGATTATCTAGGTGGTATATAATGTTATAACGGATTCCGTCAATTGCGTGGTTGTAGTTATCTACATAAAGCTTCGAGCCTTTATCTGCATAGACATAATTGTTTAACTCTTTAGCTATGTTCGTTGATTCAGGACTTACTATTAATTGATAGTCTTGCATTCTAGTTATACCACTTTCAATCGTTCCTTTCTTAACTGCTTTAATGTTTACTCCTAAATGCTTTAAATCGGCAATGAGTCTTGGTTCTGCTGAATCCGCGATGATTAAAGTATTGCCTACTTTATCCAAAACAATTTGTGCAAGCTCTTGACTCTTTAAACCATTACGATATAGATGTTCCTTTAAATATATCTTCTTATGTTTCTTGTCTATTGCTACTTCAGTTAAAGAATCAGGGTCAATACTAAAACCGAAATCCATTCCACAAGAAGTCTGTAATTCATCAGGATTAAATTCTCCAATTGACCAATTCTCAAATACTACACCTTCTGCCTTTGCTAACCAACCACCGAGAATCTTATGCTGATACTTTTTAAAGTTGTTATGCTTTATGCTCTTAATACGTTCTAGGAAGCTATCTGAGAGATTAACTTCATTATCTAGGTATGTACTATGTATGTAGCATACATTGTCTTTAACGCCATTAAAACCACCTTCAATTCCTTTGTCTTCAAAAAACCTCTTGTATATCCAATGTTCCTTAGTTACAGGATTCAATACTAATATGATTCTATTCTGTACTTTCTTTTCTCTTATACTTAGGTCAATAGTATCAAAGATGTTTTCGTCTACAAGTTCTTCAGCTTCATCAAGTACCCAAGTGCTTATACCTTGTAATGACTTTAGACTAGCAGTCTGATTACCTGCTGAAGTCTTGATACCTCTAAATAAAATGTCAGATTTGTTTCCTAAGTTTATTACCTCTGCTTTGTTTACACTAAAGGTATTGTCATATCCAAGTAGTCCTATCTTCTCTAAGAACTCAGGAATGATAGACAAGTGTGCTGATGTCATTGTGTAACGTGTGAATAGGACTCTAACATTCCTAGACATAGTTAAGAGCGTTAGAAAGACTGTAACTGCAAAAGACTTACCTGAACCCCTACCTCCTGTTATAATAAAGTATCTAGCATCTGACTTAAATAGTGCTGTGTATTTGTCGCTAAGATTCAGAGCTTATAAAGTTTATTAAAGGTACGTTAAGACTTTCATCGTTAGTAGTTACGTCTACTCTTTGCTGTGGTTTACCATAGAAGTATTCAAAGTATAACTTAACAGCCCATTGTTGTTTTTGTTTTATACCTTCTTGTAAAGCGTCTAATGCTATTCCACTCATTGGAGTTAAGTGTTCTATTAGCTTTTGTTCTTCCCCTTTACCTTTACGTCCTGCTCCTTCTCTTTTTCCTCCGTGTTCCATTTTGAAATAATTTGATTAATCAAGTGTTAATATATAATAGAAATTACTCGTATTCGTTTGGTAGCATTAGTCTTATGCCTAATTCAGTCATTGCCCATATTCTTATTTGGTCTGCATATATCTCAAAAGCTTTGCTATCCATTCTAGCTGTAGACTTGACTACTTGGATACCTACATTCCTATCGTTTATCTCTATACTATTCCATTCACTTGAGAACTTGACCTTTAGCAAATCGTGAATTTCGTCGGGGAAGTAACCTAGTTCGTTTGATAAGACTTGGACAATACAACTCCAATAATAGTTATTCTGCATATTGCTTCTTGTGTTTCTTTGTTTCTTAACGTCTACTAAATAGTCATTCCCTAATTCCTTTAAATAGTTTATCAGAGTTTGCTTATCTTTATCACACTTTATCACGAACTTCATTAGTCAAAAGATTCATTAACTCCTCTTGAACCTACTAGCTTTTCTTTTGCTCCTGCCCATAACTTATCTCTGTTCTTAGTTAGACTTGGTTCTGTTCTTTGAAGTGTTGGCATACCTTCGGTTGGTATGCTATCCATATACTTTCCGCATTCGCACTCAGCTTCTTTTGCTACCCAATCTCCATCTCTGTATACTATTGTAACTTTAGATAGTTCTTTAGTCTTTCCACATTCGCAAGTGTATAATGTCATTTCTTTAGCTTATCTAATTCAAACTCTAAATGATTAATTGCTTTCTGTATACATTCAATAGGACTTGCGTGTTTCCTATCTGACCTTAGTAGATAAGTTACAGCCGTTCCTACATTATAAGATAAATCAAAGTCTTCTATAACTTTACGAGCTTCTATTTTATAACGCTTTCCTATGTAGTAACTTGGTATTCTATTATTTTTCATTTATTCTATCGTGTGCTAGTCCTCCTGTTCGTGTTTCTACTTTATCCATTTTCCAAAGGAACTTTTCTGTTGTCCTGTTCTTAATTCTTGTTTCTATTATACTCATAAGAATAACTACAAAGAAAAAGATTGCTGTTAAGATGCCTAGTATTGTAAATATTATCATTTGCTTAAAAGTTTTAGTAATTGACTAGATGTGTATATGCGGTCATCTCCATCATAGTTTTCATATATGCAGGTAAAGTTGTCATCCTTCCAAGTCCACAACGCCCTTACATTCTTTTTGATATTGTCTTTCAATATCCACTTAATAGTTTTGTAAGTTCTTTCTTCTTCTTTCATATCTATTGTTTTAGTTCTTTGATTCTTTCTTTTATAGCATAATCTACGCCATAATACTTACCTGAATGGTCAATAAATGTTTCCAACTCATCAATTAATCTTTGATTCACATAGTGTTCAATGTATGCCTTTAGAGAATCCCTATTAAACCCATATAAGTCTAACATTTCGTCTATTGTTTTTGTTTCTTTCATAATCTATGCCCTTGTTAGTGAGAGGGACTTTACTCTTTTGTCACAAGTATATCCTATTTTTGTGACAGATTTGTCTTTTAAATTGATTAATAAACTATCCTTATTATATGCAATTACATTCTTTAAAGTGTATTTCACCTCTATTATATTTACTTGCATATAGTTAATTGTATTGGGGAGGTAACCACACCCCCCCTTTACTACTCAGGGCTGAAAAATTAAAGCTCTTAGGTCTTACCCTTTATTGATTAATTATTTCCTGAGTATTCTTTATATATCTTTTTTATTCCATCAAAGCAAGCTGCTATACAAGAACCACAATTAGTTGCTGTTGAGTAGTTCGTGTTATGTAACGTGTTGTATATCTCTATCATCTTCTTCTTAGCCGTTTGGTCTTTAGCTCTACCTGTTTTTAAGTCAGGCCATAAAGCAATAATCTCTGCTATTATTTCTTCAGGTATATCTGTTCTTACTTCTACCTCTGTAGTCTTACTCCAATACTTCTGTGGACATTCCTGTGTTGCTATCCTTGCTTTCACTTTCATAAAACATAAGCACCTCTTACATTGTCCTGAAGGCTTGAAGTAATATACGCAAGACTTACAGATACTTATTCTATCTTCATATATTTCTTTATGTACGAAAAACTTATTCATTAAGCTTGTATTTTAATTGTACTCTTACTTTGTCTATCGTTGTAAACAAGCTGTTTCTACTTATACCTGTCTTCTTAGCTAGTGAGTCAAGTGTATTGTTCTCGTGGTAGTATAACTGAAAGACCTTAGTATCGTACCAAGAAAAACTCTCTAAGGCTTTATCTATCTTTTCTAGGCTAGTCCATTGGTAATCGTTAGTTATCTCGTTAGGGAGGTTGTAAAGGTGTTTAGATGGTATTGTTTCTCCTGTTTCCATTTCGTTATAAGTAACTGCACTTGTTAAACTATCTATGTGTGTGTAATACTTCTTGTATTTATAATAGTAATTACTTCTAGGACTTGTCAATGCTCGTCTTAGTGCTACTGCTCCATAACGAGTAACTCCATCAATTCCATCCTTTTCGTAAATCGCAGAAAGTGTAGATTTATTCATACTTAGGAGGTATAGCATAAGTTCCTGAACTGATTCATTCACTTCATTTTCGTCTGATGTTAGTCCGTAAGCCATAGCCCTGAACTTGTCTGATAGCTTAGATATTTCTTCATATATCTCAGTCATTTATAGGTTCTATCTTATCAATCTTATTTACTGTGTCCTGAACTAATTCATCTAAAACAACTCTGTAAGCTCTAACAACTGCTGCATTACTTCTTGTTTCTACTCCTGCAAAGAATCCATTAGTAGCTACTGATAAATTAATAGGTATTATCAACAACCAATCCCAAAAGTTATTCTCTCTCTGTCCTTCTCCATAATGATTTGAATACTCCAAGATAATATCTACAACTTCTAAATAATTATTGTATCTACTTTTTGTACTTACTTCTTTTGCAAACTCTTTGCACATTGTAATATAAGTTTCAATGATTACTCGGTGTTCATTATTTGCGTAGATTGGTTCTATCATACGCCAAAGATAATCAATTTGTTACGCAATTCCTTTTTCTTCTTTTAAGTTTTCAACAAGTTTTTTGTAATAACTTATTTGTTCTTCATATTCTACTCTTGAAATCTTAAGTGTAGTCCTAGCTAGTTGCTCTAGTTCTTCTGCTCTACCTTCCCCATACTTTTCATCAAGCCTAAGTGAGAAAAGGTACTGTTCTCCACTACGGAAAATATTACAAGCGACACACTGCACTTCACAATTTCCGTCTTCTGAAAATCTTGTTGCTAGGT